TGATGATCGCCGCAGATCTGTTGTCTATCTGATTGACAAAAAGACCAAGAAGAAAGTCAAGTTGGCCAATAATTATTATATGCAAGCAGCGATCACGGAGTTGGTTGCTGATGTGACTGGTTGTAAACATCTTGGCTTCTTTGTCGGTAACAAGAAAGCCATTCAACGCGACATGAAGTATCTTATTGCTGACAAGTCTCATGATGATCAAGATGCTGCCAAGAAATGTTTCCGTGAGCACAATTATCTTATCGTTGAGCGTCTCGGATATGACAAGTATTTCTATGTTGCTCTTCCGAACAGTAACATCGTTGATGACAAACTTGAGATCACCAGCGATATGAACAAGAATAAGATGGCTCGCGAGTTCTCAAAGAACGTGGGTAGCAAGAAGAGCAATCGTCTTCTGCTCACGAAACTCGCCGAAGAATTGGCGGTTGCGTAAGTTATTGATTTATATAGAGAAATTTGCCCTTTACAATACGGGCATTTTCAGCGATAATAGTCTTATGATGATTAATTATGGAGTCTGATGTGAGAAAGTCCTTCTACAGTGATCTTGCTTCGCGCATGGAAATTCTTGAAAAGTTGCATGCGCATTTCGACAAGGATACGATTTCCCTCAAGGAACTCAATGCCTTCTGTGAAAACAAGAAAAATTCGGTTGAGCAGTTCCCATACTTTATCTTGCGAGAGCGCAAGGTTGGTCGCGGCGAATTCAATATCGTCCCCAAGAATGTTGGCTGCATCACTCCCGCTGCTCCGAAGCAGGTTGAGGAAGTCCCTGTTGCCGCTGCTGCGATGGTTGCGCAGGTTGTGAATATTGCTTCTCGTCGTGCGCAAAATCTCACCGAGTCGTTTGTGCCTGATCGCAACGAAACGTATGTGCCGTTTGGCTTCTACAATGACTTGCGTGACATCATCAAGTCTCAAATTTTCTATCCTATCTACATCACTGGCTTGTCTGGCAATGGCAAGACGTTCATGATTGAGCAGGTTTGTGCTGCGCTCAAACGTGAGTTGATCCGCGTGAATATCACGAAGCGCACCGATGAGTCTGATCTGATTGGTTCTTATGAATTGGTCGATGGCAATACTGTGCGTCGCGAAGGACCAGTGATCACTGCGATGCGTCGTGGCGCTGTATTGCTTCTTGACGAGTGTGATCTCGGCACCGAAGACATTCTGTGTTTGCAGCCGATTCTTGAAGGCAAGCCATACTTTGACAAAAAGACTGGCGAAGTTGTTCATCCTGCCGCTGGCTTCAACGTGATTGCGACTGCGAACACGAAGGGCAAAGGCAGCGACGATGGTCGATTTATCGGCACAAACTTGCTCAACGAAGCATTCCTGGAACGTTTCGCGATCACTGTTGAGCAAGAGTATCCTCCTGCTGCGACTGAGCGCAAGATTCTTGAAAAGAATTTCGCTGTTCTGAATATCACTGACACGACTTTCATTGATCGTCTGATCACGTGGGCTGAAGTTATTCGCAAGAGTTTCTCGGATGGTGCGGTTGATGAAGTTATCTCGACTCGTCGTCTTGTGCATATCACGAAAGCGTTCTCTATCTTCAACAATCGTTTGAAGGCAATTGAGATGTGCTTGAATCGTTTCGATGGCGACACCAAGACTGCGTTCTTGGATCTGTATACGAAGGTTGATGCTGAAGCAACTCCTGCTCCTGTGGTTTCTGAAGCCACAACGACCACTGCGCGTCCAGATGAATTGGTCGTGAGCAGAGATCCCAGTACACTCACCACCACCTTTTCGTATAAGGGTGAGTCTGTAACATTCTCAGAGTTAGAGATTGAAGAATTGCGAAATCAAGGATTGTCGAGCGAGCAAATCAAACTCCGTATTATCTCGACTCTTGAGAAGGTTGCTGTTCGAAGAAGCAACGGCGGTGCGTTCTAATCGCAAGAGTTTACTTTTGCCATTTGTTGTAGTATAATAAATGGTATGTCGCAAGATAAGCCTCGCTCTTGCGATATTATTGAAGAGGTGTTTTGTGAAGGTATATAATATGTCTAATGCTCTTAATTCGTTTGTCTCTTATCTTGCTCGCGGCAACACCGTGACATCGCGCCAGGTACGTTCGATGTTCAAGGTTGATAATGCTGCTGATCTTGCGTATCGCGCTCGCAATGAGGGTATCTCGGTTTATACAAACCGCACTACTCTGAGCGATGGCACCAAGACCTTTGAGTATCGCCTCGGCAATCCTTCGGCTCAGTTCGAGAAGTATCTTGAGCGTGGTCAGGTTGCGCGTGCTCGCAAGACTCTCTATCGCGACGCTATCAACGTCTCGATGAATGCCTAATCAGGCTGAATAAAACCGTTCTGGTTTCTGTGGGGGCAGTTCTTGCCCCCACAGTTTTATGATTTGACAAAGACTAAATGCACATATATAATAGAACACAAAGGAGAGAGGTGTTCTCATGGTCAAAGTAATTGTAGCAAAAAACAAACACGATTGCGCGCATCTTCTGGGGCAATTTCTCGATGAATCGCATTACGATGTTGTGGTCGAAGAAGATACAGATTGCTATATCGGAAGTGAAAGTGAAGATAACATTGCGTTCAAGTTTCGCAAGAATTTCTTCAGTAAAGAACAACAAGAACAAGCCTATGCAGGTTTGCGCGACGCTGCTGTTGCATCACAGAATCGTGGACTTGCTGCTGGACCAAAGGGTGATAAGTGTGGCAATCGTGAGTGGGTCACAGAATATCAATTACGTGTCATAGATTTCTTTAAGAAACAATCAGAATATACAACTGTTGAAGTAGATGTTGTTGAAGAAGTTGCTCGTCTAAAAGAATTATATGGCAATGTTGAATCAAGTCGAGGACTCGTTTGGCTAACTCAACAAATAAAAGAACATAATTTTAATTTTGAAACATGGCTTCAGAAAGCCATTAAGATGAGTGTTGCTGAAAGAAAAGCAGAAACAAAAGCAATCGAAGAAACATTTATCTCAGACACAACTTATGCTAATGTTGTAATGTCTGGTATCGCTGGTTGGTTTGACCGATATCCGCGCATTCCTTATGGTCGAGCCACTTCCTACACCCAACATCATTATGATAAGTTTCAAATGGCTTTCCCGTTTCTTCAATCTTTAGATAAAGGATTCAAGAAACTATTGCCTATTCGACATGCCGCTCAACGCGCAGCAGCAGATAAAATTGATCCAGCATTTCTTGTTCCTGAGACAGTCTTCACTACAATCACAGTGAACAAGACATTCCGAACAGCAGCACACTATGATGCAGGTGATTTCACAGATGGACTCTCTAATCTCTTGGTTCTTTCCAATAATGGCAACTATTCTGGCGGCTATCTGGTTCTTCCTGAAGTCAGAATAGCAATCAATGTACGTCCAGGAGATTTGCTCTTGGTCAATAATCATGAGTGTATGCACGGCAACACACCGATTGTAACACATGATGATGTTGCTGAAAGAATTAGTCTTGTCTGTTATCTGCGTGAGAAGATGCTTGAACTCGGGAGCAAAGAGTATGAGGATCATCGATATAATTATGTTGAGTCACGTCGAAAGAACAAAGAACATCCACTACAACGCAAACTCTGGAACGGAATTAGTCCAGGAATGTGGGAAGAACAAGAATGGTATCAATACTTGGAGGAAGTTGGCGGAAAAGAAATGGTTGCCAAATATCATCCAGAAGCGTATAATAAGGAATCCACGTTAGAAGATTTATTCGGGTAATTTATGAAAATATTGACTGTTGTTCATGATTTCAATAATTTCGGTGGTATCATCTCACACGCTGAGCAATTAATTGCTGGCTTCAAAGATCTTGGTCATGAGACTGGATTTGTGTTTCTGAGAAGCACAAAGTCTGGCGGCAAGTTCTCTGAGGATTATGACAAGGAAGGTTATGATATTGGTGTCGGGACAGGTCTCCCTGTGCACCAAGGTAAGGGATGGCGAGGTGAGTATTTGTCGTTCATCAATGATGATGATGTGAATAAATTTGTTAAACTCGCCAACTCTTACGACGTTGTTATTTGGCAGTCTATCTTCGGATTTAAATGCCAAGATTCAGAAGGTAAGCAATCATGGTTGAAGATGTTCACGGAAGTGAAAGCGAAGCACGTAGTCGTGGTTCACGATGGCAACCTTCGCAAGAATTATCCTTGGATTCATCATCTGAGAAATCATATCGCTGCTCTTGCATGTGTTCATCCGAGCGCATTCAATCAGGCTGCCGCAATGGAGATTCCTCGATTGTTGATTCTGAATCCGCAGGATATTAGTCGCCTTCGCGGAACATCTTTCGATGAAAAGACAGATACTATTTTCTCGCTACAAACATTCAAACGATGGAAGCGTGTCGATGATCTCGTAGCAGCAGTTCCGTATATTCACGGTCAAGTTATTGTTGCTGGCGATGGTATTGAGCGTGCTTACATGGCATCAAAGGATAAGTGTAAGCCAGAATATTATTGTACAAAAGAACGCGATCCGAATGCTGAAGAAGATCGTTTGGGTCATCCGATCTGGATGAATGCGTTGACTCGCGGCATGAAGTATATTGGTTTCGTGTCTGAGCGAAAGCGTGATGAGATTCTCAGTCACAGTAAGTTCCTTCTCGATCCTTCATGGTCAAAGACTTATGGTGAACACTTCAATCGTGTTGTGATCGATGCGATGCTTATGGGCGTTGTTCCGATTGCTCGTAATCTTGGTGTCTCTGATAACGAGAAGGGCGAAGGTCTACTCAAGCCAGGCAAAAACTATTTGATGATTCCTTGGGATGCGACACCAAAACAGTTTGGTGATTTGTGTAACAAGTTCTTGTCAATGCAGCCCTTTGATTATGGCAAGATTGTGCATAACAACTGGCAATTTGTGAAACAGTTTGATCGCAAAGAAATTGCTTCACAATATCTGCAACTTGCTTTTAGTCTTTGCGAAGTTAAGGTTGGTAAATATGATCAGAGTCTTAATGATACAGTTGATTCTGTTTGGCATGGGCACTTTAAATTTAGTGAACAATTAAATGCTACATCGACGCTCGATGATTTATTTGGTTGACTATATAAAAGGTGCTTGAATTTTTTAATCTGGAGTTAATATGCAATTAGAAGTAAAAGTTGATGATCTTCGTAAGAAGAAACTATTTGTCGCCACACCTATGTATGGTGGCATGGCTTGTGGTATGTATCTAAAGTCTTGCCTCGATCTGCAAGCAATCTGTAGTCAGTATGGCATTGAAGTTCGATTCTCATTTATCTTCAATGAATCGTTGATTACAAGAGCAAGAAACTATCTCGTTGATGAGTTCCTTCGCGCAGAAGGTTTCACTCATATGCTCTTTATCGACGCAGACATTCACTTTGATCCGCGTGATGTGATTGCACTTCTTGCTCTCGAAAAGGATGTTATTGGTGGACCATATCCGAAGAAGTCGATCAAGTGGGGAGCAATTAAGGATGCCGTCAAGAAACATCCAGATCTTCCTGTAGGTGAGATGGAAAAACTTGCTGGTGACTTTGTATTCAATCCAGTTCCTGGCACTGAAAAGTTCAATGTGTCTGAGCCTGTTGAAGTTCTTGAGATTGGTACAGGTTTCATGATGGTTAAGCGTGAAGTCTTTGATCGATTTAAGGCTGCGTATCCTGAGTTTAGTTATCGCCCAGACCATGTTGGTCAGGCAAACTTTGATGGCTCGCGTTACATTCATGCTTACTTTGATACTGTCATTGATCGCAAACGTACCGTCAATGTTGATGGTGTTGATCGTACGATGGGTGGCTCGGATCGCTACTTGTCTGAAGATTATATGTTCTGCCAGTGGTGGCGTAACATCGGCGGTCAAATTTGGTTGTGTCCGTGGATGAAGACGCATCACGTTGGAACCTATGCGTTCACTGGTGATATGCCAGCAGTTGCGAACTGGGTCGGCGCATTGTAAAATAATGGAGTATAAGGTTTTTGATAATATTTTGCCGAACGACGAGGCAGATAAAATTGAAAACACCATGCTCGGTTCCGACTTTCCATGGTATATTGGAAAAGCATTGAGAGAAGAGAACAAACATAAATCAGAATTCAATGATCAATTTGTTCATTTATTTTTTGCGAAACATAAAATTAATAGCAATCATTATGACAGTATTGTTCAACCAATATTAAAAGTCATAAGACCAAATTATATTGTGAAAATAAAAGCAAATTTACATTGGAAAACTGCATCAATTTTAAATTGTGGATTTCATAGTGACCATAGTGAAGATGCGCATACAGCATTATACTATGTTAACACAAACAATGGATTTACATTTTTTGAAAATGGTGATAAGATTAATTCTGTGAAGAATAGGTTGTTAATCTTCAATTCAAAAGCAAGACACACTGGAACCACAAGCACTGATGTAAATTATCGGTGTGTGATTAATATTATTTTTAATGCATCAAAAAATGGATTAAAGTTATGATTGTAGGTCTTGTTGGCTTTATTGGAGCAGGTAAAGGCACAGTTGCAGATCTCTTGGTTGAGCGTCATTCTTTCTTCAAAGAGAGTTATGCAAATAGCGTCAAAGACGCCTGTGCCACGATCTTCGGTTGGAATCGTTCCATGCTTGAAGGTGACACTCCAGAATCAAGAGCATGGCGTGAGCAGCCAGACAAATGGTGGTCAGAAAAATTCGGTCGCGAATTCTCACCAAGATTGGCTCTCCAACTAATGGGCACAGAGGCAGGTCGTGATGTATTTCACCCTGACCTCTGGGTCCACACTGTGATGCGTCGCTGCGAACAAGCACCTTGGAATAATTATGTGATTGCTGATGTTCGCTTCCCAAATGAAATTGATGCAATCGTAAAGTCTGGCGGCAAGGTTGTTCGCGTTCGTCGTGGTGATGATCCTGAGTGGTATAGTCTTGCTCGTGAGTGTAATTACAATAATCAACAAGAAATAATGCGCAATGCTTATCCAGAAATCCACTATTCAGAGTGGGCTTGGATTGGTGCACATTATGACATTGTGATGGACAATAACTGTTCGCTCGATGAGTTGATTGTGAGAGTTGACAAATTAGTAGATTCTTTATATAATAATCATGTTGAAGCACTTAATAATTGATAGCGTTCTTCTCAACCCTGATTCTATAGTAGAATGGGCTAAGAGATGTAGATACTATTCTCAAGACGAAGAATATCCAAACAAACCTATTGGATTTAATCGTGGCTACAGTACAACATTATTAGATATCGAAAACAATTCGATGTTTAATAAAACTATGAACACAATAGTTGATAGAGTATTAGACACAAGATATTATCTTGGTCGTATTTCGTATGAATACAATTACATAATTAGCGCACACTTTAATTTTATGACATCAGAATATGTGCATCAACAAAAATGGAAACAAAAACACAAATCAATGTTTACTGGAGTAATTTTCTTAAACAAAAATCCGAAACCAGATTCTGGTGTTGTGTTGTATGAAACAAGTTTAGGGCATCCTATGCATATAATTGAAAACAAATACAATAGACTTTTATTGTACAATTCAGGATACTTTAGTGCTGAACAAAATGGTTTTGGTGATAGTATAGATGATTCAAGGTTGACGTTGAATTTTTTTGTTAATCAATTTTCTATGAATGTAAAACGGTGAGGTTATAAATTATGAAACTTTCTGAAGATACAGTGAACATCCAGAAGAACTATTCAGGAATTAATCAAAGTTTGCAATTTAAGGCAGGAAATACACTCAAAACTATTTCTCCTCTGCGAACAATTTTCGTTGAAGCGACTGTAAGCGAATCGTTTCCACAAGAGTTTGCGGTTTATGATTTGAATAAACTCTTGGCAAAGGTATCCTTGTACAAAGATGCTGAGTTGTCGTTTGATACTGATAAAGTAAACATCAGTGCTAATAAGAAGTCCGATTACATCAAATATTGTTCTTCAAAAGTTATTGTTGTTCCACCTGAGAAAAATATTACTTTGGGTGAGCCTGATTGTTCATTCAGCCTTTCACAAGAAGATCTTGACTGGATGCGTAAGAGCGCAGGTATTTCTGGATCACCGAACTTTGTGTTTGAGAGCGATGGTTCCGTCATCAACTTTATTGCTACAGACGTGAAGGACGATGCCGCTGATCAATCTAAAATTGAAATCGGAACAGTATCTGATGGTAAGAAGTTCCGCGTCGTGATGAAAGTTGAAAACTTTAAGTTGCTTGAAGGTTCATATGACGTTGAGATCGCAAAGAAAGGTCTTGCTAAATTTAAACACAAGACTGTTGCTATCACATATTATATTGCGATTGAAGCCGCAAGTTCAACCTTTGGAGAATAATCATGGCACTTGATAAAGCAAAGGTTCTGGGATGCCTTCAAGAAATCTCAAACTCACTAACTCGCATCGAAGCAGAACGTGATCTCATTAAAGAGATTCTTCAGAAGATGCAAGATGAATGTGAGATTCCCAAAAAGTTGGCTCGTAAACTGGCGCGTGTTTACCACAAGCGTAATTATGAAGAAGAAGTTGCTGAGCAGAGTGACTTCCAAACCATTTACGAAAACGTGGCTAAATAAGATTATTGGGGCGCAACTATTCTTGTTGACAACACACTCCGCCAGACTGCCGTTGTGAGGGTTCACCTCCTCCGTCCCATCTTCTTTTTGGAGTTTTATTATGCATAAAGATGATATTCAATTTTTAATCGGTGGTTTACTATTCATAGTATTTTCATTAGCCAATGCATGGTATTTGCATTGGATTCCATATAGCGCACCTCCAGTTTTACTCGTTCTCGGATTGGGAGTATACTTGATGTTGAGTGCGAAAAAATAATTTGGAGTTTATATTATGAATGAGTCTTTGTGGGTTGAAAAATACCGTCCTCATACTATTGCCGATTGTATTCTTCCTGATGAATACAAGGCAACTTTCCAATCTTATGTTGACCGTAAAGAGATTCCTCATCTTTTGCTTTGCGGCACTCCAGGAACAGGCAAGACTACCGTTGCTCGTGCATTGTGTGATGAGATCGGTTGTGATTATCTGATGATCAACGGTTCAGATGAATCAGGCATTGACACTTTTCGAGTCAAGATCAAAAACTATGCAAGTGCGATGTCTCTTGGTGGTGGCAAGAAAGTCATTATCATCGATGAGGCAGATTATCTGAACCCCAATAGTACGCAGCCAGCCATGCGTGCTGCAATGGAAGAGTTTGCGCATAACTGCACATTCATCATGACTTGCAACTTCAAGAATCGTATCATTGAACCTTTGCATAGTCGTTGCGCTGTAATTGAATTTAAACTACGGAAAGAAGAAAAGCCAAAGATGGCGGCAGCATTTATGAA